GTACAGGCAAATGTACCTTTAGCACAGAAATACTTACAAAGAGCAAAGAAAGAAATTTCAAACGTAAAAGATGCTTATTTGTTAGGTTTAGCACAGGCAGGGGTTGCTTCTGATAACCAACTTGGTTCAGTTTCATTAACTGCTGCTAATATCTATGCAACTTGTGTCGCATTGTTTGAAAAATTAGCAAGAGCAAACGCAATCGATGATGCAGGTTTAGGCGAAGATGGTAAAAGACCGTTCTTGATTTTACCTCCGGAAGTTATCTCTATTGTTAAACAGTCTGAGGAAGCAAAACACGCTACAACTTTGGGCGACCAAACAATCAGAAAAGGTGCTATTATGCAATTTGCAGGTTTTGATATTAAACAATCAACCGTATTTCCTGCACCGACAGCAACCACAGCACAAACAATTATTGCAGGTACAACAGAAGCAATTACATACGCTGACCAAATTCTTAAAACAGAATCTATCAAAGATAAAGATTACTTTGGTGATTATGTCCGTGGCTTGTATGTATATGGCGCACTTGTTGCACAGCCAAAATGCTTGGCTTCTGCAGCAGTTACAATCTAGTTTTAGAGAGGGTAGAGAGGGGTATTTTGCCCCTCTTTATCTGTAAGAAAGGAATTATTATGGCAACAGCAAAAAAAACAGCAAAAACGACTAAAAGAGTGGTTAAAAAAGTCGATGACTTAACAAATATTGTAGAAGAACAAAAAACAATATCTGATGAAGATAAAATTCTTGGAGTAAATCCCGTAGTTGAGACAAAAAAAGAATTTAATTATGAAAGCCCAATGGTACAATATAAAGTTACTAACCTTGTATTGAAAAATAAACCAATTACAGTAAACGGCGCAGTTATTGAAGCATTTATCGGCTCAAAGAATTTAAAAGCAAGAGAACAGTTAAGAGCAGGTGTCAAAGAAGTAATAACCTATAATGGAGATAAGAAAGAACAGTATAAAATAGAGGTATTATAATGACTATAACGGCTCAAAGGTTATTAACAGAATTAGGGCAGAAAGCGTGGAGCGGATTTAATTCAGATGATATGGTTTGGGATAGCGAAGATTCACTATCTGCAAAAGCCGAATTAAACTCTGCATTAAGATACTTGATAAATCGTGAGGACTTCCCGTTTAGGGCAAAAGAACAACCGATTATGGCTATTGGTGGAATTTCAAACTACAATCCGCCAATAGGACAAATCGCAAGTATTTATAACACAGATACAAGGGAAACGCTTTTATTTGTAGGTGATGGTTCGAAGTATGACAAAACAGAAACAGGCGAACCGACAGCATACTGGGTAGATTATAACAACCCTAATTCAAAAATACGACTTTACCCTATACCTGATAAGACTTATAACTATAACATTGTTTATAACCAATTCAAGCCGGTAAAAGACACAAACGGCAGTTTAAAATTTGAATTTACAAAAGAAGATGACTTTATAAATATGCCGTCAACTTTAGAATTTTTGTTTATGGATTGCCTTGTTTTAATGACTATGGCACAGAATAACAAAGACGAACAAGATGAAAACTACAGACCTACACTCAATGAATTTGAAGAAAGATGGAGAGTATTCAAAAGGGCTGCTAAACCGTCTAAAGTAACTGCAAGGGTGGTATGGTAATGGCAGTATCAGTAGAACCGCAAATATTCCAAAGTTTTAAAGGAATCAGAGAACTAAACGGAGTAAACGCAGGGGGCGAAATATCCGCCCTCGAATGTGATAATGTCGAACTCGTACAAACTGAAATCGGCTCAGGTACAGGTATAAAAACAATGGATGGTAACAGCGTATTATATACCTTGCCTGACGGTTACAAGATAAAAGGCATATTTGCATCTTTGCAAGAAGGCACTACATACAGATTTATTTATGCAGAAAACGACACAAAAGGGGTTTTATTTTACATAAATGTATTGAGGCAGCCGGAAATTATTATAGATAATTTGACTGTAACAGGTGAATGTAACGGCTTAACAATGACATCATCTGCTTATGATGTTTTTGTATTTACAAACGGAGTAGAAGTAAAAACGGTTTGTTTTACCGGAGATGTTGCCTATGGTGACAGAGTAAAAAGCATATCGGCAGTTGATTATTTAGGCAGAAGTATAAAATGGTTATCAATGACCGAATGGAACGGCTTTTTAGTGGTCGCAAGTCAATACGGAGTACATTCAAGCCATCAAAACGATATTTACACTTGGAACGATAATCCGCAAGATAAGGCGGATAGTTGGTATATTGATTTTTCAAAAAAAGTAACGGCTGTATTTTCTTATACAAGAGGGTTATATATATTCACAAATGAAGATATAACCTTTATAAACACAACCCCAAATGATACAGATAATGCAGTACAGGAAACAACGGCAGGGGTAGGATGTTTTAGTTATACTTCCGTAGTAAAACACGATTTAGGTTTATTCTTTTATGATAATCACCAAAAGAATATTTACTATATTCAAAACATTGATTCAGGGCAAACACGACCTGCAGGACCAGTCGCAAGAGAAATCCAATCGCATTTTAATGATGTTCAAACATTTAAGATGTTTAGTTGTATTTACAATAATAAAAATGAGGTATGGTGCTTAATCAATAACAGCATCTATATTTACAACTTTGTTTTAAGTGAGTGGGTACAGAGAACCGAACAGAACATAAATACTTTATGTCTTATAAAGAATGATGTTTTATCAGGCGGAGAAGATGGCAAAGTTTACGCAGAAAACATCAATACATTATTTGACGGTCAGTTTTACCCTGCTGTTTATCAGACTTCATTTATAAACTTAGGGTCTAACTCTAATCTCAAAAAGCAAAAAACCCCGTTATTATTAGTATTGAATGACAGTTACAGGAATGATTTTTGGGTACAATTAACAGTCAATAACAAAGATAAAAACCCGAAGCCAATAAGGGTAAAAGGTTCAGGCGGCGGAGTTTATGCAGCAAGTGAAGATAATGAAGATGAGATTATTCCTGATAACCAAAAATATGATTCTGCGGTTTATGCAGGTTATAATCCGTATTCTAAAAAAGTTGTAGAGATTTCAACACCTCAGACTTGGTACACAATGAGCATAAAAATATATACAACAACTCCGGGGCAGGGTTTTTATATCAATTCAATGGAACTAAAGAACATCAAAGCGAAACTAAAAACGAGGGGCAGATGATAATAGACCACATAAGAGATTATAAAGAATTTAAAAATTTATATGAATCTCGCCCAATGAATGATGGAATATTCACTTACGAATGGATTATAAATAACCCTCATTTATATTGTTTTTATGATGAAGAAAAAGGGTTTTTAAAAGGATTTATCAATATATATCAAGATAAAACAGGCAAATTATTTTTATCAGGAGTTGCAATACCTAAAATATTGCCCGATATAATAACTGCCATAATAACAGTATGTAATGCTTTTAATGATGATATATACTCTGAAACCGACAAAAGGGAAGCAAAAATTACATTATTAAAAGCAGGATTTAAAAAAATAAGCAAAAATTTATATGTGAGGTATAAAGATGGGGAAAAGTAAAGCACCTGAATACGCAACAGCAAGCTATAACACCGATGGACTTTTCGGGAGTTCAACAACAAGCGGTAAAAGTACAAATTACACCGCTCCAAGTTGGATGAAAAACACTATGGGAACAGTTGGGGGGAATGTAAATACGACTTTGCAGAATCTTATATCAGGTGATTTTGCAAATGACCCGAATTATCAGGCATATCAAAATAATCTAAATAGGCAAATGAGCCAGTCATACGATGCAAATGTATTAGGGCAGTTAGCTAATCGCGGTTTGATGCGTTCAAGCGGATTACAAGCTGCTACTAATGCTTTTGCTGACACTTTGGCTAATAACCAAATGAACCTGTACGATAACTACTACAACAGACAGGCAAATAACTTATCTAATTTGCTTAATACTTCAAATACTTTATATAACTACATTACAGGTATTAACACAGGGTCACAAAACTTGGCTAATAATGTAAGTAATTATAATTTACAAAAGGCACAAGTTGATAGTAACAATAACTTATGGAACTCAGTCGCAAATACGGCGGGAACAATAGCAGGCGCAGCAGCGAAATCTATATAATGAGGTAATAACAATGTCTTTATGGGATTTATTAAAAGGTAATAAAAAAGATACATTTCAGCAATATGCGGACAATATGCAACCATTACAGCAAAAATTGCCGCTTATTCAGGTAGAAGGCGGGATGAAAGCGGGCAACCCCGATAATTTACCAACCCCAAAGAAGTTAACACTCACAGAGAGATTATTTGGAGTACAGGCAACCCCGACAGATAGTATTGACCCAAATACAATGAATGTGACTGTATCTAATAATCCAAGAGTAGGCGGTTTATTTAATGATATTGCAAGTGGGGCAAGAGAAAATTTTGCTACGGGGTTCGCAGCTCCTAATTTATTTGACAAGCAAACATCAGACGGCAGAGATAAGGGCTTTGCATACAGATTAGGTGAGGGTTTAGGAACATTAGGCAGAATTGCAGAAAGTCCTTTAGGCAGGGGTTTAATAACCGCAGGTATAGTAGGTGCAACAGGCGGAAACGGATTAGAAGCGTTAGCATACGGCGGACAAGCAGGCGCATTAAATCAAAGATTAAGATACCAAGACCGTATGTTTAGAAACGAAATGATAAATAACGCTCAAAATTCATTACAGAACAGACCTGAATTTATGATGTTATCTGACGAAGAAAAACAACAAGCATTAAATAACGTAGCAAATCAAGTAAATAATGTTCGTGGGTATGTAACGAATGATGTTTATAACAACTTTGTAAGAGCGCAACAATTAAGAGATAACGCTGATTACAGAAATATGATGGCTAATTTGCAAATGCAGAATAATCAAGCATTACAAGACTTTAGAAAAGACCAAGCAGAATATCAAAGACAAAAAGATATTGCAGACAGACAGGACAGAGCATTAACAAGACAACTTACAGCACGAGGTCAAGATTTATCTTATGCAGGAACAATGGCAAGAATAGCAGCAGATAGAGAAAACAAATATAATAAACAGTTAGAAAAACAATACGAAAAACAAGAATTGATAAACGGTACATTAAATCAATTAGATGTACTAATGGATTTACATAATAAATTACCGCAAAATTATGCACCATTTGGAAGTAAAAAGCTAACTGCAATCGGTTCAGGATTGTTAAATAAGGCAGGATTACCAAATGATGATATGGCGGCATTTAATGGTGCTGCTAATATTGTTACTAATATGATTGCTAGAAAAATCGGCGGGGAAAAAGGTGTAATGACTGATAGAGATTTTGACAGAGCAAAAGCTATGACACCAAACATTTATGATACACCTTCGCAGGCACAAGCAAAAGTAAAAGCAATTTACGCACTTATGGGAGTTCCTTACGGTAAAGGCGGTTCAAAAAAAGTAGGTAAATATACGGTGAGGGTTAAAAAATAATGGCGATATATGAAATTACAGCACCAAACGGACAAACTTTAGAAATAGAAGGCGACACACCGCCAACAGAGGCAGATTTAGATGAAATTTTCAAATCTACAAAAACTGCTAAAGAACCAACGCGACCGAGTTCTAAAGGATTGTTTAAGTCTATGACAAACGAGGAGGTAAAAGACTATTACAAAAACGAATTAGCAAAACGTAAAGAGTGGGAACAAAATCACCCGATAATATCTAATTTACAAAAAGATTTTACCCCAAATTACCGCGCACAGCAAAAGGAAATGGAGTTAAGGGCAAAATATGGATATAAAGCCCCAATAGGTGAAGAACTTAAAAGCGGGCTAGCACAAGCGGGGCAAATACTTGTACCATCGGCTAATGTTGCAACTACTATTGCCACAGGCGGACTTTTGCAAGGCGGGACAAGGTTATTACCACGAATAGGGGCAGGCGCAGCGCAAGGCGCAATTCAAGGCGGAGTATTAACAGGAACACACGAATTAGGCGATAACGGGTTTAACAAAAATGTTATTCCTGAAACATTAAAAGGAACTGCATTAGGCGCAACAGTTGGCGCGGCGCTGCCTGTTGGGTTTGCGGGGTTACAGCAAACAGGGCGATTATTACCTATGACGGGAGGTTTTATTGGCAGAACTTTGGGAAGGTTACAACCTGAAACTATAAACAGAGCCGTGAACCCTGAAAGTATTGCCTTAGACCTAAGCCCAAAACAAGCGCAAAATTTATTAACCAATACTACTGAAAGAGTAAGAAACGCTTATAATAATTTATTAAAAGAAAGAGGGGAAGCAATATCATCAGCGGAAGAAAATTTGAGAAACAATACAAGCAGAATTAATGTTCAGGATGTATTAGATGATATTACAGGGACTTTTAACCAATACCAAGGCGAAAATGTAAACGCTGCAAGAAACTTAACAGGGAATTTAGAATCTAACCTTAATGACCTTGTAGAAAGCGGAACAAGACCGATTGATGATACATATTCATACATTCAGCAATCAGAAAGACCGAATTTCTATTCAAAACAGAAAGAAGCAGAAGCATACGACATATTGAGTAAAGCTACGGGGAAATCTGTCAACTGGTTAAAATCTCAATTAAATAGTAACAATTTCGGCAAAGGCACAGGGAAGAGAAAAGAGTTTATAGACAATTTAGTTGCTAATCTTGACGATAGACTTGAGATATTAAAAGGTGGGGATGCAAACGATTATGCTCATTATTACAATGCTAATTTAGGTTATGGTAACCGTGATATGTCTGATGTTAATGCCGTAGAGAGATTAGTAAGGCAAGCATACGATGATATAATAAACCGCAATTTTACAAATGAAAGTATTGACCCGCTTAGCCGTGAAATTGCAGGGGCGGAACAATCATACAGATACTTATTAAGAGATTTAGCAGAAAATTCAAGAAATCCGCAAGCCCTTAATGTGGCAGAAAACAGATTAAACAATTTAGTAAAAGGATTACCCGAAGAAGTACAAGAAGATTTTGCCAATAAATTTGTAAATGATACAGATAACATAATCAGAGATAGAAACACAATATCACCAATAGATTTGCAAAAAATGAAGCAGCAAGTCGGGCAAATGACAAACTGGGCTGACACAACACGACCAAAAATTCAAAATACGGTATTAGAACAAGTTTACGGTAAAATGCGTGGCAGATTAGAAGATGTAAGCCCTGAACTTGCGCAAGCCAATAAAGATTTTGCAGCGTTGAAAAGTTTTCAGGAAAACGAAGGATTAAAAAGAATATTGAATCCGGGGGATAATATTGATTCGGCTTCAACAACATTAAGAAATTATGATAATTCCGTAACCAAGGGGAATGTTGGAAGAAACGTCAAAGACTTAGAAAGCACTTTGGTAAAAGCAGGGGAAGAACCATTTTTGAATACCGTTGATGATATAAATGCCGCTATGGATCTAAACAATATCAGAACAACAGGCGATAGTTTATGGTCAAACATAGGAACAGCCGCAGCAAGACCATTATTAAAACTTGCAAGAGCATACAACCGTTCTGCTTTACCTAAAGCATTTAATAACATCAGAAATGTTTTTCAGCGTTCAGCCGTTCCTTTATCACAAGCCCCTAGATTTTATGTAGGAATTTCAAACGATGATGATGATTATTTAGACGAATAACTGCCCGATTTGTAAACCTCTATTCTATTTATAGAGGTAAAAAATATGGCATTAAAAGAATTTGAAGCAGGCGAAAGCATAAGAGCGGTTGAAACAAACGCAAACAACCACTATTTAGAGAGTTTAATTAGCGAAGCAGCGGGGGATTTAAGAACCTATTTAGAAAATGCTATTGCACAATTAGAAGGCAATTTTGTATTAACGGGTTCTATTTTGGCAATTCCTTATTCAACTGTACCGATAGGATATTTAAAATGTGACGGTTCAAGTCTGTTAAGGGAAGATTACGCAGACTTATTTGAAAAAATCGGCACAACTTACGGCGCAGCTGATGATTACCATTTCAATATTCCTGATTATCAGGGGGTATTTTTGAGAGGTTACGGCGGGAGCGCAGCATCTTTAGGGACAAGACAAGCCCAAGGGCTGCCAAATATCACAGGGACTGCATTATTTAAGGCGCAAATTGAGAACGCATCAGGCGCGCTGTATATTTCAAGCCCAAATAGGATAAAAGAATATGCAGATGGAGGGAATTATGGTGACGAACTTGCCTTTAACGCATCTCGCTCTAATTCTATTTACGGTGCTGCAAACGAAGTCAGACCCGTCAATATGTCTGTTATATGGATTATCAAGTATTAAGGATTAAATAATGTTAGTTTTTTTATGGAAAGAAGATACAAAAGAATATTTAAGAACGCAGGAAGCGCAGAAAAACCCTAAACGACCGACAGAATACTTAATGCCTGCTAATTCAACAACTGAACAAATACCGGATATTGCAGAAAATCAGGTTATTGTTTGGGGCGGGGGGCATTGGAAAGTTGAACCTGACTTTAGAGGTCAATATATGGTTAATTCCGATATGATACCCGAAGAAGTGAAAGACTTTGGGGAATTACCAAGCGGCTATGTGATTATTTCTGCTGAACAAATAGAGATTTTAAAAGAAAAAGGGTCAAATTATTTCATTATCAAAGACGGTGAACTTATTAAAAACCCCGATTATGAAAAGGAAGAAGAAGAAAAAGAGAAAAAACGTATTGCAATGCTCAATATGACAAAATACGACTTTTTCAAGTATGTTTGTGCGCCTTACGGCATAACATACCCGCAATTAGTACAATTTGTTAACTCAAATGTAGAAACAGCAGCAGCTTGGAACTTATGCGAAAGAGTTTACAGAGGGGATGAGTTATTACTTCCTGCAATAAAACAGGTTATCCCGTCAATGACAGATGAATTATTAACCCAAATTTTTGAAGAGGTGAACAATGACAATATCAATGGATGATAGCGGAACTATCAGAATATTTCAGGGTGACACAGGGGAAATTGTTATAGACGGTTTAAACCCTGATAAAAACTATTATGTTTATTTTGCTATAAGAGATGAAAACAGAAACCTTGTAGGTAATGAATTGATGATAACTTCAAACAATTCAGATAGCGTGACCTTTAAATTAGGCGCAAGTTTGACGGATTTATTGACTGTACCTGCAGGAGAGCCATTTGCTATCTATTATTACGGGGTAAAAATCACAGAAGCGGGGTCAACTGATGAAGATACAGTTATTCCTGAACTTGGAGGACAAAGACCGATGATAGTATTCCCTAAAGTTGTAGAGGGTGTTCAATAATGGTAAATATCCATGTAAATGATAATAACAATCAGATCCGAATAAATGTACCGGGGATAAATAATACAGTATCAACACAATCAACAAACCCGAATAATAATGTTTCATCCACAATAGGGAATGAAACATTTTATAATGGTTTAGCCAAAGAGTGGGCAATATCGTCTAATTTAGTACAAGGGCTAGATTATTCATCAAAATACTATGCAGGCAAGGCAAAAGAATCAGCAGATATAGCAGAAAGTGCTATTGAAGATATAGGCACTGCAAAGGATGAAGCAATAGACGATATTACAGATGCTAAAACAGATGCAATATCCGATATGGAAACTGCAAAGCAGGAAAAAATAACAGATATTGAAAATACTGCATCTGATTTTGAGGATGATTTAACCTTATTAACCCAAAGAGCAGAAACAGCAGCAACAAACGCACAAAATTCAGCAGATTATGTTGTAAATAACGCTCCGACTGCAACAGTAACTCAAACATCAACAGGCGCAACTATCACAACAAAAGACTTAACACACGGGACAACAACTGCCAATATATTAAACGGGGCAAAGGGTGATAAGGGCGATAAAGGTGACCAAGGGGAACAAGGTATCCAAGGGATCCAAGGTATTCAAGGGGAACAAGGTATCCAAGGGATACAAGGCGAACAGGGAGAAAAAGGCGATAAAGGTGATAAAGGCGATACCGGAGATGACGGCTATTCTCCGACTGCAACAGTATCAAAATCGGGAAATACTGCAACAATAACAATTACGGATAAGAACGGGACAACAACGGCTAATGTTTATGACGGTGTAGGTTCAATTACAGATGTTCAGGTTGATGGCACTTCGGTATTAGACGGCAGTATTGCAAAAATAGACTTAACGGGCAAATACGATGCATCCAACCCTGACGGCTTTATTTCAGGCATAACATCAAGCGATGTAACAACTGCATTAGGCTATACTCCATACAATGCAACAAACCCGAATAACTATATATCAGCAAGTGCATTAACGGGTTACGCAACGGAAACGTGGGTGAGTAATCAAAACTATGTCAATAGCACGACATTAGCGACAACATTACTTGATTATGTTACAAATACAAGTCTTACAACAACTCTTACAGATTACCAACCGTTATTAGTAAGCGGTACAAATATAAAGACATTAAACGGTAATTCTATTCTCGGTAGTGGTGATTTGACTCTCGATGGATTACCAAGCCAAACAGGACAAAGCGGGAAATTCTTAACAACTGACGGAACAGATGCAAGTTGGGGAAATCTGCCTATTGCAACGGCTTCAACCGTAGGAGTAGTAAAACCTGATAACGCTTCTATAAGAGTAGATAATGATGGAACATTATCAGCAATATGCCGTAATGTCGGCGAGATTATAAGTTCAACATTACCATTAACAGATGCAGGGTTACATTTGTTAGACGGTTCATTATTGCAATATGGTATTTACAAAGAGTTTATCGGTTATATAGCAGATTTGTACGCAGAAAATCCTAGTGCTAATTACTTCACAACAGAAAGTGCTTGGCAGAGTTCTGTATCTACTTACGGTTCTTGCGGTAAGTTTGTTTATAATGCTACTGATAATACTGTAAGACTTCCTAAGGTATCTGATATATTACAAGGTACAACGGATGTCACGGCTTTAGGTGACTTGGTTGAAGCTGGCTTGCCAAATATAAAAGGTACCTGGACATCAGTAACAGATGGAGGTCAATTATCAGGCGCAACATATCAAGTATCTGATTATAGCGGAGATTTATTTGATAGAGGAGATAGTGGTGGTTGGGGAACTGCAAGAAAGTTAGGTTTTAACGCATCTCGCTCAAGCTCAATATATGGTAAATCTTTAACAGTCCAACCACAAACAATTAAATGTTTTATTTATATAGTAATAGCCAATTCCGCTAAAACAGAAATACAAGTTGACATAGATGAGGTTGCAACTGATTTGAATGGCAAAGCAGATGTTGATTTAAGTAATATGTCTGCAAGCCAATCAGCCAAGAATGAGATTACATCTTGGGGTATGCCTGATTATAGTGGGCAAATAAGTCTATCCGCAGGAACAACAGAGCAGACTTATACTGCTCCTTCTAAAGGCTATATAGGATATAACTTTATGATGCAAGGCAATAATACAGGATATGTAAAAGTAAATGATATTACTGTAATTACAGATAGACCTGCGGGTAGTTCTTATTATGATTTTATTTCAGGAATTATACCTGTAGATAAAAACGATGTAATTAAATATTGGTCAAATAATTCATCTGGATATTATAATAACTTTCAATTCTATCCAATGAGAGGAGCTAACTAGTGAGATATTACACAATACAAAATAATTCAATTCTTATAGCAGAAAATAGACAAGCTCTTGAAAGATTTTATGATAATGTTTTAGAACTTCCAATAGATTATGAAGAAGGTAAATATATTATTGAAGAAGGAGAGCTTGTTTTAAATCCTGATTATGAGAAAGAAGAAAAACAAAAAGAACGTGAACGGCTTGATGCACTTTCAATGACCCGTTCAGACTTCTTTGACGGTATGATTATGGCTTTTGGCTTGGGTCAAACAGAACTTAGAGCAATAATTGAAAATATATTAAACCAAATAAATATAACCGATGTACAAATTAAGGTAGCATTAAATAACTTTGATAACGCTTTGAACTTCTACCGCAAACATACGTTATTTACTTTATTGAATAACGTACCTATTCAAGTATCTGATGATATGACTTTAGTATTTACTTCTGATATTTGGGATAAGTTCTTTGATACAAAAGATTATCACGAGTTGCAGAAAGCTATACAAGTAAAACCAGAACCTAAACCAACAGAAGAACCAGTAGAAAGCGAGGTTGAATAATGGTAGATAGTACAAATTTGCCCGAAGTAGATATAAATGCTATTGCTACGGATTTGAATAATAAAGCTGACAGAGATTTGGTTAATTTGAGCGATAGTGGAAAGAATGTAATTGATAGCGGTTGGGTTAAAAAATATTATCAAGCAGTAGGATCTGAAACAACACTTAATGCTCAAACCACATACGAATATGATTTATCTAGCTATTTGCCAGACGATAGCAATTCCTATGATGTTTGTTACTATGCAATGGGAACTACAGGTACATCTCAAGGTGACAAAGCAGAAATTAGCATAGGAGGTGGAGGAAGTGGAGTAGAAGATGTAGCAACATATCGTGCAGCGATGGTACTAAACGTAAATGGCACAGCTTTCCCTTGGTGTGCTAGTGGAAGATGTGTTATTGGACATTACAGGCGATTTTATATACGTCAAATAGCTAACTATAATTGCAAGCTTGGTCAGCTAAGGTTTTACGGTTATAAAAGAATAGGAACTAATACATAAAAAGGAACAACTATAATGCAAACACAACCACTACGACATCCAAGCCCGAACCCTATAAGCTTCGGAATATACAAAGGAAGTAAAATAACTGCATACGGTGAATATACTTGGGGAGTATTCAAGGGTTACAGAATAGAAATATACAACGCAAAAGAACATAATCAAAAGTTGCAATATGTCAGCGACAGCCGAACCCTAAAATGGTTAAAATCAAAATTGATATATATACAAGATGGTATTAGAAAAGTTTTAAGGAGTGAGTAAATATGATACATCCAATCAAAGCAATCCACAATTTAATTTTAAAGAACTTTATTAAAGACGCATTAGAAAAACTACCTGAGTACAAACAGGCGGGTTTAAACTATTTGAGGACACATAAAGATGAAATTCTGGAAACAGTTAAAAAAGCGATTGCATCCGCAGTCAAAAAGTTTATTGAAAACAAGGCAAAAGAAATCAAAGCCAAAGTGGTGGACATTACAGCTTCTACCAACTAAGCGGGGTTTTTGGTTTTGGTTCAATATTAGATTTTAGTCGTATATTGTAAAGCTTTGAGGGTGAACCCTCAGACCGTTTGTATATGATGTACGGCACAAGTTTTAGGGCGGTGCCTCCTTTCATCACAGACCACAGTTGTTCATTCGCCGCCCTTTTCTTTTTAGGGGGAAATTATGATACATTACAAATCAGCATTTACAGACTTAACACCGGAACAATTAGACGGATGGTTAAAAGTAAACAGAGAGCAGCTAATAGGCAGTGCAGTATTTACAAGTGCAAACAAATTAACCGCTAAAATTATCCGTTGGGTTGAGGGGTTGAAGTGTAAGAAAAAGGGGTTTATTCCGTCACATACAGGGGCAATCATTGAATATATGAATGACCTGTATATTTTTGATGTAAAACCGTTAAGGTCAAGCGTTCAACCGCTGAAAGACTATTTACTCAATACTGATGATGATTATATCCTTGTATTACGCAACTTTGAACTTGATACAAAGATGTTTTCATTGAATTGTATTTATCACATCGGGGATTTCTATCCGTTTATGAGTGCTATAAGAAGCGTATTTACAAAACGGCAAACAAAGAACGCTCAGCACTGTTCGGAATTTTATTTGAGGGAATTACAGAAACAAAATCTATTCCCTTATGCAAATGCTGAAATATCACCTGATGAATTATTACATTTATTGGTAAAATAAGATGATAACAACAAGGCAATATTTAAGACAACTTGATAAACCAACCCTGCGCAAACTGTTTAAACTTGCGGATCTGACAGAATCTGAGTATTGGCTTGTGATTTATGCTTTTGTAGAAGAAAGATTAAGGGAGAATACTTGTATGAAGCTTCATATCGGCAAAACAAAATATCATACAATGCTGAATGAAGCGTTGATAAAAATAGAAACTACTATAAATCAACTTGACAAAGTACGGACTTTATGACGAATTGTTCGGACATTTTACTGCTATAGGCCTCTTATAATGCAAATTATAGGAGGTTTTTATTATGCAAAATTACGGTATGAACGGATATTACAACTCTTACGCTCAGAGGTTCAGTCCGTTAAAAATTTATTCAGTATCAAACATTATGGAGGCAAACGCAACTCCGGTAGAAAACTTAGACCCGATATTTTTCTTCAACAGATCAGAAAATGTCATTTACAAAAAACAAATTGACGGGACCGGGGCAGCACCGATACAAATTTATAAATTAGCCGAGCCACAACATGAAATTTCGAACGAAAACACATCGGCGAATATAAATACCTATGAAGAAAATTTTAAAGCCGTAAATGACCGTTTAGACATCTTGCAAAAATCTTTTGATGATTATGTTCAGAAGATGGAAGAAAAAGGGGGTAAAAAGTAATGAACCCTATGCAAATGAAAATAAATCAGATTATAAATAGCAATCCACAGGCAAAACAATTTTACGAGCAAATGAAAGGTAAAAGTCCGATGGAGTTGAAACAGTACGCACAGAATTTAGCACAGAGTAAAGGTATCAATTTGAATGAGTTTTTGAATCAGTATGGATTATCCGTCAATTAAGACGAGAAAAGAGATTTACACTAGCACGAAAGGAAAAGAAAAATGGATGATTTTTCAAGTAACGGCGGATTATGGCTATTCGCTATTTTAGCCCTTATGTGGGGCGGTGGTTTTGGCGGTTTTGGTAACGCAGGATTTGCAAACGCTATCGGTTATCAGAATTTAGCAACTCAGAACGATGTTCAAAGAGGTTTTGACAATCAGAACTCTATGGGGAACCAAAGAGAGATTTTGGCAGCAGTAACAAACGGAACTGCTCAGAGTGTAGCAGCAACTAATCAGGCATTTCACGATAACTTAAATGTTATTCAGGACAAATACGGCGAATTGACAAGAGATATTTATGGTGTTTCAGGTCAAGTTGCACAAGTATTAGCAAATCAAAATGCTTGCTGCTGCGATACTAAAATGCTGATTTCTGAAACAGCCGCACAAAATCGTTATGATGCACTCAAAAACACAAACGACATCAACGCTGTAACAATAGGACAAACACAAAAAATCCTTGATGCTATGGCACAAAACAAAATAGAAGCGTTACAAGGCAGAGTAAACCAATTAGAACTTGCTAACCAATTAAGCGGAGTTGTGAAATATCCTACGGCTATGAATTACACCGCAGGTCCTTCTCCATTCTGTAATTGTGGTTTTAACGGCTTGTATGCGTAACGGCAGGGGGATTATTCCCCTTGCCTTTTGAAATGAAAGGAAAATAGAAAAATGGTATGTTTATGTAATAACTTAACTCACAGAGTAGCAACAGTAATTAACACAGGAACGGCGATTCAGTTAAATGTAACCGATTCAACAAATATAGGCGATGAAGAAAGATTTAATTTAGCGGTATATAAAACAGTTTCAGCACTTGCTACAGGCGATCCTTTACCCGTAACAATAACGATTAACGGAGTAGCAGATGTTCCCGTAAAGAACGCATTTGGCAAGCCGTTACTTTCAAATGTAGTGCCTTGGGGTAAAACTTACGGAAGATTTGTTATGGGCGGAGCAACAACAACCGCTGCAGATAGTTATGTAATACTCAAAACCCCTTGCTATGCTTAAAAACCTTAATACATTTGCCAATTTGGTACAAATAGCAAGTTATCAAGAGTTATTAGAGCAGGCAAATAATGATGATTTGATGGAAGAATTGCAACATCAAAACAAAGCGTATTTAGAGCAAATCTTAAATATGCAAAAAGAGATACTAACAAGATTAGAAAGGTTAGAAAATGTACGATTTAGCAGAAGCGATAGAAATATATAACGAAGAAAAAGCAAAGAACCCGAAATATGATGAGGTCATTGTGGCTGAATGGAAAGAGGATATGCCGGAGCAGTTTACAATGTTTCACCTAAAAAAGAGATACGGCTGTCATATTGTAGATAAATCAATGTATGAAAAAGCAGTTGATTTATTAGAGTGGGCAGACGAACGGGGAACAGGCGCAAAATGGAGTGTATCTGATATAAAATCAGTATCAGGCATAGACTTTAGTACAAAAGAATACACTTTATTAGACTTTGCTTATGTAATGAATATGTTATGGAGTGATTATTGCAACGTATTCACAGATGCAAACATCTATATAAAAATGAGCAAAAACTATTTAGAGGATGCGGATTATATGGGTGATGCATCAGAGCGGGCATATCACAACGCAGTAAAACGAATCCGATATTTTGAATAAATAACTATTCCCTCCCAATGAACCGGGCAAGAAATTGCCCGATTTTGTTTTATAATAATATAGAGTTATGGAACAAGGGAAAAAGAAAAGTTTTTTAAATAATTTATTAGGGCTTCCGGAAGATGCGAAAGTAAATTATACTTTTAACCCGATGGATAACAGTATAATGAAAATATCTTGGAACTCCCCAAACGACGGCAAACCTAATTTATTTAATATGCTTATGAATTTAGAACCGTACACAATTAGAATAAAGGACAACCACTAATGCAAATTGATGTTAATTTAACTTGGATTATAGTACTTTTAGTTATCGCAATAGCACTATTCTTATTGCACAATTTAGGCGGTCTTAAAATCTTTAGTAAGCCCGATAACAAAATGGTTAATCAATTCCTTGATAAATTCCCTTTGGTATCACCTGAATTTTACAAGAAAACCAAAACAGAGCAACTTGCAGAAAATAATCAGGAGATCCACGAAATAAACAAAAGAATTGATGAGTTAGAAGTTACTTTTGAAGAACTCAACAAGAATATACAAAAACAACTTGATGCGATATTAGAGGAGTTAGACAAACGCAATGGATAAATTCGTAGAATATGCACCGATTTTAATAGTTGTTATTGCTTTTTTCATTCAGCAGAGAATATTTGTAACTCCTGACCAAATGAGCGAAAAGTTTATTGCTTTTGAACAGCATTTAGAGAATAAATTTGTATTGCAGCAAACACACGACATTGCAATTTCAGAGATAAAATGTGATATTCAAGCAATAAACGAAAAACTCGATAAAATTTACGATATTTTAATAAAAGGATAAGGAGAAAAAATATGTATGATTTAAACGATTACCGCAGAAATTTGGCAGCAAGCCCTCTTACAGAAAGAGATATGCAATATTATAATAACTATATGCAAAAACCTGTTTATGCTAATATCGCAAGGCAACAATTAGAAAAAGGGGCTGTATCTGACAAAGATTTACAAATATATAATAGAAATTTTGGAAACTCTTTATTTGATTTCTTAATGCGAAGATAAAATTTATAGTATTTTAATTAAGAGCTAGTGCTATTATTCTGCTACTTTAGCAGAGGATTATCTTCATACGGCAATAAGCAAAATAAACGATAAAAACCATCGGCATATGTATCAGGGATAATAGTATTCCATTCTGAATTATATTCATCGGAATACATTAAATCACCTTTTAAATCGTATACAGTAATAACATTAATTCGTTCTTTTTTATTTGCGCAATCAATATTCCAACGGCTAATAGTATACCAATACGGTTTATTATTTATTGGAAATACTTCCTTAGCATCTTTTCTCAAAAACTTTGTCCAAAAAGTTATAACATCGCCCGAGCGTTCTATTGAACTCATATCAATATATTTTTTCTCAAATATTTCTCTCCACTCGGCAGCAAAGACAGGAGATGCAAACAATAAAACTAATAATAACGCTAATACTTTTTTCATACTTAAAAAGCCCACCCTTTATTTTCTACTTTATTACCTCTAATTTGCCGCCATTCAAAACCATCTTTAAAATATAAAACCCACACATCACCTGTTTTTGTATCTGTTAAGACTTTTGGAATTGATTTAAAATCTGAATACATTGTTTGAAGTTGGTATCTTCCTATTTCATTTGGCTTAATATATAAACCTATTAAAAGCCCTATTGCAATTAAACCTATTATACTGCTTAAATATAATAATATTCTTTTCATACTACCTCGCTATTGTACCCCACCAACGAACTTCACCGATAACGGCAAAATCATAATCTAATTCTTTTGATAAATCTACCTCAAAAGGTTTGTATTTTGGATTATCAGATATGACATTTATTTTATTAGGCGGCAGGAATTGTAATCTTTTAGCCATAAGTTTATTATTCAACCTTACGCAATATATTTTACCATCTATAACATCTTTTCTTGTATGATCTACAATGAGCATAGAGCCACCCTCTATTGTAGGGAGCATACTATCACCCTCTGCCGGAACATACTCTGATAAATTCTTGCTTAACCCTAAAGAACGAGCAAGTATTTTAGGAATAGGATAAAAACCTGTACTGGTTTCATCTGCTATCTCTATTCCGTACCCCATAGATGCTGACAAATTACCCCGAACCGGAAGCATAATACAATCTTCTGATTCTTCAATAACTTGCTTTTTATTCTGTATTTTATTTAACTCATCTTTGAGAGCATATATCTGAGTTTTCAATTTTTCAACAGTTTCAGGGGATAATTTTTGAGGTTTCAAATCAACATTATAAACCTTTTCAAGTTTTTCTATTTCTTCAAGCGTAACTTGGCTTGAAGTTTTAACTCTGGCAGACACCGTTGCACGAGTAATATTTAATGCTCTTGCTATATCAGACTGATTAACTTTTGCATTTGTTAAGTTTTGTAAAGTGTCTATAACTTGCGCTATTGTGGACATTTAACCCTCTGTAATATATTTGTATGATATTTGTTAGATTAGCATTTGACATTTATCAAACATTGTGGTATCTTAATACCATAATCAGTTTTTGGAGAAATGAATATGGTAAAAATACACATTAACATTCCTAAAGAAACAAGACAGGAACTTAAAGTTCTTGCAGCTTCAAAAGATGTTTCATTGAACGCTCTAGTTGGAGATTTCATTGAACGTTGTTTGTTAGAGATTAAAAAGGAAGCTGCTTAGCAACTCCCAAAATAATCTCCAAGATAACTAAATAATAGCACAAAGCGGACAATAAATCAAATTGCCCGACAGATTAAACTGTGCTTTTTTACAAAATTTTACACAGAACATTGAAAATTGAATAAAGCGTAAACCGACTGGAAATAAACAGCGTAGCAACGGAGAAACTTAATTAAAAGTTTTTATAATCGGCGGTGATTTTATATTGCCGCCACTTACGAGAACTTAACCCCTTTTGAGTACGGCAAACACTATAAATTATAGGAGAGAAACAGTTAAGTAAATAAAAAATAACCACAAATCGCTCAATCGTATTAAACCCGCCGGAGAAAGTTTGCCCTCCGGTGGTAAGGGGTTTTAATAGAGGAGATTACAACTATGACGGCTTATGAAGAACATTTATTATTACGCAAAGAGTTAAAGAGAGCAAATTTAATATCAAATGTAATTGTTGCAGCAATTTTGATACTTGTATTTGCAATAAATTATATGAGAGTTTATGGAGGATAAAATGCTTAAAAGAATTTGTGATTATTTTAGATCCGGAAGTTTGGAAGATGAGTTTGAACAGTATAAAGCATTACACAAATATGCAGTATTGAAAGCAAAAATGATTATGTATTATGAAGTAGTTTTGGCAAACTCTGTAGAATTACCGCCATTTATGGGTGGAGATACACCGGAGAAATGCGCAGACAGAGATATAAAAGAACTAGCATTAAACGATATAAACAAGTTTAACGAATCGTATGAAAAAGCGTGGTGTGAAATAGCACCGAATCTAACTTAAGTCCATTATGACAAACTATGGCGGGATCCCTATACTTCTACATTTATGTTATCTACCCGCCATTTTTTTTTGGAGGTTTATTATGTGCGGATATGATCCATTTTATTGGTATGAATACGACTTAGACAATGAATATAAAGAAAGGATGAGCGATGGAGTTGGAACAGTTGACGGACAAGGAACTGGAATTGATGATATACGAATACAGAAACGAGATCAGAAATCCGAGAATGTTAAAAAAGTTGTTAGAAGAACGTAAAAGGAGGTGGACAGAATGAAAAGACTTATACAGATACAGCAACAATTAAAAGCACCAAAGAACCAAAGAAACTCATTTGGCGGATACAATTTTAGAAGTTGTGAGGACATTTTAGAGGCTGTAAAGCCATTACTGGCAAAACATAACCTTGCTTTAATAATAAATGATGAAGTTACGTCAATAGATGGTGGTTTTGAACTTAAAGAACAAACAGAAAAAAAAGCAAAACATTTAATAACATCAAACAGAGTATACATTAAATCAACGGCTACTATATATGACGAAGAGGGGAAAGAAATCGCGCACTCATCTGCACTTGCAAGAGAAGAAGAAACAAAAACAGGTATGGATACAAGTCAATTAACAGGCGCAACAAGTTCATATGCAAGGAAATACGCATTGAATGGTTTATTTGCTATTGATGATAACAAAGATCCTGATTCAACAAACAAGCATGGTAAAGAGATAACTCAAAGCGAGAGTAACGATATAGATATTATTGAAGGTTTAAAGGCAGCAGATAACGTAAAGAACCTTGAGGCATACAAAGAAAAATATAAAAGTAAAGTTGCAAATATAAACGCATTTAAACAGGCATACTTCAAGAAATTAGCAGAATTGAACAAGAAAGCATAGGAAAATGGATAGTTTAGATTATGCTCAGGAGTTGCGTTCTATATCAAACGATTTAAAGAACGCGGCTTTTGAGTACAAAAAGGAAAGAGCATTATATGCAGAGGCATTAAACACTCTGACAAATTTAATTTATTTAACCGGGCTTCACGATAACAAAGCGAGTTTTGAAAACAAGTTAGCAATGTTATTATCCACACCGCAAGCAAATACGGCTCAAAAGTATATATCACAATTTAACGAATCAAGAGCCAATTACAAAGGTTGGGAGATGGTTTGTGAAGCCTACAAACAACAGATTTCGAGTATTCAGTCAGTTATCAAATATAATCTAACGGCAGAATTAAATACCAATATAGTAAATAAATATGAAAGGGTTTACTAATGGATGACAGAGCAAAATACCTTTTAGAAAACAGAGAAACTCGCAGAGCGCAATTAAGACAAGAAGAACGAGCAAAAAGTGCAATGATGCACAGATTATATAAATTTCAAGCAAAGCAACGAAAGGAAAACACAATGAAAACATTAACAGCAACGGTAAATAAAAGACCAAATTCACCTGATTTTGTAATAGGTAGTTTCGGATTTAAAGCAGAGGATTTAGTCAATTATTGCAACTCAAAAGGATATATCAATTTTGACATCCTTAAAGGTAAAGAATCCGGAGAGTATGTAAAAGTTTCAGATTACGGAGTAGAAGAAGTGTCAAAAACGGACACACAAGAAATTATGAAATTTGATGATGAGGAAATACCATTTTAAGGAGGGGTAAATGGCAAAAAGATTTGTTGATACTGAATTATGGCAAAAACAATGGTTTCAGGAATTATCAACAGTAAATAAATTGTTAGTTTTATATATTTTCCAAAATTGTGATAGTGCAGGAGTTTGGAATACTAATTATAGGCTTGCAAGTTTTATTATTGGTGAACCTGTGGATGAAAACGATATCAAATATATCAATAAGCAAAATGAAATGTTTGAAAAAATTGATGATGATAAAATTTTTGTTTTAGATTTTATCAAGTTTCAATATGGAACATTATCAGAAAATTGTAAACCTCATAAACCTATTATAGAAAAATTAAAAAAATATGGTTTATATGAAAGGGTATTGAAAGGGTATTCAAAGGGTAATGAAACCCTTGAAGAAAAAGAAAAAGAAAAAGATAAGGAAAAAGAAATTAATGATCCATACATTAATCCAGTAGTAAACAGTTTTAAATCTGAATATTCAAAATTGTTTAATTGTAGAGTGTTTTTAACATCGCAAGAATGTAATAAACTTTGTGAACTGGCAGCAGATATAGAGGGTTTTAAGGAAACAATCCCTATTGTATTAGAGAAACTAAAGAATATTGATTTTGGGTTTGACAATTTCAAACCAACAGCAAGTTGGCTGTTAAAGGATAACAACTATACAGCAGTATTAAACGGAACTTACGACAAGCAGGAATCAAAAGAGGATGCAGTATTTCGAAGGTTACGGGAAAGGAGTTTAAGTGGATAGGATAGAATTTTTGCAAGAAGTATTTAACTTTTTCAGGGTTGATCCGACAAAGAATGAGCATTTATTAACTCAATATGATGCTGCATTATCGACAAAAGAACCGATAGACTGGCAAAAGTTATACAATTTGATTTTAAAAGAGGCTGAATCAAGAGCATTGCCAACCCCTAAATGGTTTAGAGAAAGGTTTTATAAGTGTTATAAACAGGATGATGGCAATTATGGTACACCGGATGGAACAAAAATCCGGATGGTATTAAGAGCAGAAAACGGAAAAGAAGAAATCAGAGAGGCAGAAACATATCATATCCAATACACTTTAGAAGAAATGAAAGAATACAAGCAAAGACAATACGGAAAGAGTTTTGTTTCACTTGCTTATTATTGGGAATCAAATAATCCTGATAAATACGAGCATAGATGGGTAATAGTTTAAAAAAAATGAGGGGAGATAGAAAATGAACAAATTAGCGGAAGTAGAGAAGTATTTGCGCAAGTATGGAGAGATAACAAGCCTAGAGATTATGCAGATGTTTTATTCAACTTGTCCACACGCAATAATAAGAGATTTGAGGGAAAAATTCGGAGCGGATTCAATAACGGATGAATGGCAGAACAAAACCAATATTATTGAGCGTGAAGGAAAGAAAATCAAACAAACGATTAAATGGAAAAAATATATTTGGAAAGGTGCTGCATAATGACAATGAACGAGGATATAAAAGAGTTTGGGGTAGTTGGTTTAACTCATTATGGAACGCTTGTTCCTGTTCCGATATATTCAACAGATGATTACAACCATTACACGCATCAATTACACCACTACATCAAACAGCAGGACTACAAACGGAACAAAGAATGGTTTGATAAAAACGCAATACGGCAAAAGTTGATAATCTTACCAATTCACATACATGAAATCATACATAATCAAGGTATAAAAAATCTCACCGATTCAGAGTTTGAGCAAAAGTTCAAAATAAGCAGGTGGGATTTAGTTTTTAATAGGAGGTACAGTAAATACTAATGATAGAAGTAGAGAGCATAACAAATCAGATAATCAATTCAGATTACAAAACAATTCAAGTAAACAAAAAACAAGTACGATTACACAGGTATATAATGGAAGAATTTTTAGGGAGAAAATTGTCAAGTAATGAAGTAGTCCATCATAAAGATGGTAATAAATTAAACAATGATATTGACAATTTAGAAGTTCTTACACGCTCTGAACATTTAAAAAAACATTACAAAGAAATAGGCGGCAAAAATAACCAATTTAAAAAAATATACAATCTAGATAAAGAAAAAATTAAAGAATTGTATCAAAACCCAAATATGACACATAAAAAATTGGCAGAAATGTTTAACTGCTCGACAGGAACAATAGCATATCTTTTAGGTAAAGGTGCAAGAGCAGAAATAAAATGTAAAATTTGCGGGCAAAAAGCTCGTTATATTAAAAGTCGGTTATGTGCAAAACATTATTTGGAGGAATACAATGCTAAACATAAATGATTATATTGGAAAAATTGTATGTGCTGATTGTATGGATATATTAAAGCAGTTGCCTGATAAGTGCGTGGATTTGATATTTACAGACCCTCCATACAAACAAGAATATAAAACAAGTTATGGAACAGAAAAAACTATTACGAGAGAAAATTATTCTAAAATAGGTGATTATGGTAGCAATAGTAATTTAGACTTTACAGAATTTTTTAATTTAGCAATTTCTAAACTTCGTAAAATAAATATTTTTATATTTTGCGATAAAGAAACAAAATTTGATTTTATGCAAATGGCTAAAAACAGAGATTTTTCTTTTAGAGAGATTCCTTTTTGTAAAACTTCACCTACGCCATTTTGTAATAACCAATGGTTGCCTGATGTAGAATGGGGCTTGCATATTTATAAAGATTTAGAAGTAATGGGAAATTACGAAACTAAACAAGGTTGGTTTACAATGCCAAATTTTAAAGAGCCAAATATAGACCATCCAACACCAAAAAAAATTAGCATAATAAGTAAAATTTTAAAAAATATAAGCAACGAAAACGACCTAATACTTGATTGTTTTTCAGGTTCAGGCACAACAGCAATAGCTTGTCATAATCTCAAACGGCGATTTATTTGTATTGAAAAAGACAAAGATTATTGGCAGGCAAGTGTAGAAAGATTAGAGAACGCACAAGCACAAATGAAATTATTTTAGGAGGAATAAATGCACACAAAGGAAGAAGAAAAAGCATATTTCAGAGAAAAATTAAGACCTTATGTAACAGAGGTTATGGATGAAATAAAGGAACAAGAATTAGAGTATAAAAGAGCGGTAAGAAGGCAAAAACTTTACAATTCATATATGAATGGAAAAATACCGTATTTTAAATAGGAGAGAGATTTTATGTTATCCGAACGGGAAAGAGAGATTTTGAGTTTGGCTTGTTTGTCTAACAGACAGATAGCAAAACGGCTAAATTTGAGTTGGACAACCGTACAAAGGGCATTTTCTACAATGTTTGAAAAGTACGGGGTAAAGAATAGAACAATGCTTTTATTAAAGGCGATAAAGGAAGGTGAACTGCAGGTTATAGATATGGGCTTTTTCAATATATTAGGTCAATATCAGGAGGATTTGCAAATAGTAGATTTAAAAAGTGAGAGTGGACAAAATGACTGATAGTGAAGTGATAGAGATAATCCGAGCGTATGCAAGGGCATTAAAGAAGATAGAACGACTGGAAAAGATAATCAGAGTATTAACAGGAGGCTAAAATGGATATAGCAGAAGCGATGTTTAAAATGCAGGAGCAAATATACAACCTGAAAGCAGAAAATGAAATAAGAGATAATCTTTCAGAAAAGTTTAGAAAAGAAGCATTATCTTGGGCAAATATAGCAAATGAATATCAAAAAGATAAAACAAAACTTGAAAAAACCTTGCAAGAGATAAAAAATATTGCGGAAAAGTTAATGGCTGATAATTTATGTAATAATTGCGATGGCATAGGGCTTGATGCAAATTGTCAAGATACAGGTTGCCCATATTATCAGATGGATGCAATCTTGCAAAAGATAACCAAAGCGGAGGAAGAATGATTGACGCTTATACTCTTAAACTACGACAAGCAATGCCACTAGAGGATAAAATAAGATTTACCCAAAGGCGAATAACTGAATGGGTTGAGCATTTTGGGGTAAGTGGTTGTTATGTATCATTTAGTGGCGGTAAAGATAGTACAGTATTATTGCACATTGTAAGGCAATTATACCCTGAAATTGAGGCAATATTTGTTGATACGGGGTTAGAATATCCCGAAATAAGACAATTTGTTAAAACTTTTGACAATGTAACGATATTACGACCAAAAGTGCGGTTTGATAAGGTGCTTGAAAAATACGGTTACCCGATAATATCAAAAGAAGTATCTGAATGTATAGACCAAGCAAGAAAAGCACTTATAACAGGGAAATATCCGTATAGATTAGCAATGTTAAATGGAACAGCAAAAGATAAAAACGGTAACAAATCTATGTATAACAAAGAAAAATGGAAGTTTTTATTAAATGCACCTTTTAAAATAAGCAATAAATGCTGTAGTGTAATGAAGAAAAAACCTGTGCACGATTATCATAAAAAGACAGGTAAAGTGCCGTTTATTGCAACTATGGCAGATGAAAGTCTGTTAAGGCGGAAATGTTATTTAAAGCAAGGTTGCAACGGTTTTAATAACAAAATACCGACATCAACTCCGATAGCATTTTGGACTGAACAAGACATATTAGAATACATCGACACTTATAAAATACCTATTGCAAGTGTTTACGGTGATGTTATTAAAACGGATAAATACCATACAACAGGATGTCAAAGAACCGGCTGTATGTTTTGTGGTTTTGGATGCCATTTAGAAAAATATCCAAACAGATTTCAACGGCTTGCTAAAACACATCCGAAGCAATACGATTACATAATCAACACTTTAGGAATGGGTGAAGTTTTAGATTTTATCGGTATAGAATATAGACCGAATATTGATAAAGGACAGATGAAATTAAAATTAGCGGAGGAAGAATGAACAATTTTGAATTTATCAAACAATGGCTACAACAGGAGGTAAGCGAATGAACGATAGATTCAACATAAGATATTTCAATAAAAATTCAAAAAAGTTTGAATATCTCAAGATTGGAGCAGTAAATTTCAATTTATTTACAGATTGGACAGTTTACGAACAAGGACAATTTTGCACGGGCTTAAAAGACAAGAACGGCAAACTGATTTATGAGGGGGATATTCTAAAAGATAAATATGGAGCATTACATCCAATAAATTGGAATATTAAAGGTTTTTACGAAGCTGATACTTTTGCAGTAGCAGGATTTTATAATGCTATTCAAGAAGATATGGAAGTAATCGGCAACATATACGAAAACAAATCTTTATTGGAAAGCGAGGGGTAGGATGCTAACATTCAATCTCAAAAAAGAATGGTTTGATAAAATCAAGAGTGGCGAAAAAACTCACGAATATAGATTACAAAATAAATATTGGATAAGCAGAATATCAAATTTTTTAGGATACACAAGTATAAAAGAACGGTTATTGAATGCAATAAACGCAGGTGATTATTTTGCTTTTGAAACAGATGCAGGATTTCCTTATTCAAGAGCAGTTTGTTTTTGTTGTGGCTATCCTAAAAAGGATGATAAAACAAAACGAGTTTACGGTTTAATTAAAAGAATTTCTGCAAATATTGACGGCAGAGATACTGATTTGGAAGTAAATGAGCCTGTTTTTGATATAGAATTTGAACTTGTAAAGGAGCAAACCAATGAGAAGTGAATTGACCGAAAGGAGTAAGAAATGGGTATTTTGTTAGAAATTGTAAAACCTGAAAAAGAAATTTATTTTGATTTAAACAAAGGATTTAATTACATAAAAGGTATTGCAGAATATGATAAACCGCAAAAATTAAATATGACACTTATTGAATTTGTAAAAAGTTTAAAAAACGCAATAGAGCCTTTATATTTTAGTTATGATATAAAAAAACGAATTGATGAATTTGCACCAATATTATATGAGTGGATAGGAGATGATTTAATATATCAAACATTTGATAACTCTATACCAGATGAAGCGTTAGATTATAAATGTGTAGGTGATAGATTTGATTTATTTGATTATAAAGATGAGGAGCAAACCAATGAGAAGTGAAGATATCTATAAATCTGCAATAGATAAATTTGGAGAAAACGCAGAAATTAGAATGTGTTTTGAAGAAATGTCAGAACTGCAAAAAGAGTTGTGTAAGTATCTAAGGCAAAAAGGTAATTATGAGCATACTTGCGAAGAACTTGCGGATGTTGAAATTATGCTTGAACAATTAAAATTGATGTTTAATTGTCAAAATAAAGTCCAACAATACAAAGAACAAAAATTACACAGATTAAAACTTTTATTACAGGAGGATAAACAATGAGAAGTGAAGATGAAATAAGAGAATATAAATCTAAAATTGAGAAAGAACTTGC